TATTTCAGTGGGTTCTTTTGCAAATTGGACTGGCTGGTCTACGGGTTTTACGCCACTGGGATATGGAGTAACAAATACTAAGCGCATTAATTTGGTGTATGCAGTCGGAAATGGAGTAACTGATATTTTAACAACATATATCCCTGTATTAGAATCCAGTATAGTTGTAAGCATGACTTATGAAACAGATGATGCATAAGGGAGACTGACATGGCATTAATTAAACTAAACAATCAGTCTCTTCCTAGCGGCTCTGTGTTGCAGGTTGTGCAAGCGGTTAAGTCCGATTACTTTACCACAACATCAACTAGCTTTGTTGATATCCCAAGTTTAACTGCAAGCATTACGCCTATCTCGACATCAAGTAAAATTATGGTAGAGTTTCACATTGGCGCACATACAACCACTGTTGCTAATCAAATAAAATATAGAATTGTTAGGGATAGCACATCTATTGGTCTTGGGCTTAGTGGTCAAGGCACTCAAACTACTGTAGGTGTAACTGTTGACGCAAACAGAGGCGAGACAGCAAGTATGAAGTTTCTTGATAGCCCTGCAACAACTTCTGCAACCACTTATAAAATACAAGTTTTAGTTGGCGGAAATCAATTAGATATTAATAGAAGGCCTAGTGAATACAGCGCAATTAGCACCATCACACTTACGGAGATTGCAGGGTGAACCAGAACGATATAGCTATAGCCGTTGGTGGTGTCTCTGCACCTCTGTGGCTGCATGAACTGAATGAGTGGGTAGCTTTGGTAGTGGGGCTTATGTCCATCTGCTACTTAGGATTTAAGATATACCAGATGTGGAAGGATAGATAATGTCAAACTATAAAGTAAGAACTAAACCTGCTGGGTTTGGTGAAACTTATGCCAACGTCAAGGGCGGTGTTCTTAGTATGTTAGGTATTAAGAAGAAGAAAGTTAAACGTAGCGGTACTCGCTCAGGAACTACATCCCCTAACCAACAACCTATGCAAAACATCAGACGAACTAATTAGGAGAGGGTATGCTGGCTGAATTAGCAGCCTGTAATGCCGCCTTTGCTGTAATAAAACAAACTCTAGCCAACGGACGTGAACTAGCAGACTGTGGGAGAGCTATCTCAGACTTTGTTACAGCGAAGGATACTCTTCAGAAGAAAGCGCATAAAAAGAAAAACTCGTTCTGGACTAAAGTAGGCGGTAGTGCTGGTGAAGACTTAGAAGAGTTTATGGCACTTGAGAAAGTACGTAAACAAGAAGACCAGTTACGTGAAGCTATGCAGCTTTATGGACGTGCTGGGCTTTGGCAAGATTGGATTAAGTTTCAAGCTGAAGCAAGAAAACGTAGACAGTTAGAACAAGAAGAGAAACTTAGGAAACGTAAGCAGATAGTAGAGATACTAACCATAGCAGCCCTTACTATACTTGGGGGAGCGTTAGTAGTCTACTTTGCTTTCGTCTACTATCTAGCAACGAGAGGATAAGATATGTTTAAAGCTATCGTATTTGCCTGTATGATACAGTCACCTGAGGAATGTTTACAATTAGATGACACTTGGGGTCTTAAACCTACTAAGGTACAGTGTGAGACACGTATAGAAGAAATGATTAACAGTATAAAGTTTGTCATACCTGAGTACGAAATAGTAGGTGCTAAGTGTGAGAAGATGGGGACAATGACATGATAAACTTGCTAGTGCAGGGTCTTGTAGGTGTAGCCAGTGACGCTATAGGCGGCTACATGGAAACCAAGAAAGCTAAAGCAAAACAAAAGCTTGTGCAAATAGAAGCAGAAACTACTTTAATGGAAAAGCAGATAGCTGGTGAGATTGATTGGGACATAGCTGCTCAGAAAAACTCTAGCGGAAGCTGGAAGGACGAGTACCTTACAATTTTATTTAGTATACCACTATTGCTATGCTTCTTGCCCTTTACGGTAGAGTATGTAGAACGTGGGTTTCAAGCTCTTGCTATGACACCTGATTGGTACAAGTATACGCTGGGTGTTATTGTATCAGCAAGCTTCGGTATCAAGGGTGCAACTAAAATGTTCGGAAAGAAATAAGTGGATATAACATACGTAGAACTTATTATACATCTGCTCGTCCTGACAGGTGTATGGATAAATACAGCAATCAATATAGTACATAGGATAAATTCAAAATGAGCCTTTATGAGAACATTAACAAGCGTAAAAAGGCTGGCACAAGCCGCCCTAAAAGTAAGTCAACTATCTCTGACAAAGCGTATGCCAACATGAAAGCTGGATTTCCTAAAAAGAAAAACACAGATAAATACAAGAAGAAAGCATGACAAAGTTAATAGAGCAGTTGAAGCGGCACGAGGGTGTCAAACTTAAACCTTATTTTTGTACGCAGGGCAAATGTACTATCGGTGTTGGAAGAAACTTAGACGATGTTGGTATAACAGAGAAAGAAGCAGAGATGCTTCTGGAACACGACATACAAGAGGCAGTGACACAACTGACGAGGCGGTTTGCGTGGACGAAAGACCTAGACGAGGTACGTTTCGCAGCCCTTATCAACTTCACCTTCAACGTAGGGATAGGGACAGTAACAAAGTTCGTAAACGCAATGGCTCTGCTAAAGGACGGAAAGTACGATATGGCAGCAGACGAGTTTCTACAGAGTAGGTGGGCTAAACAAGTAGGTCAACGTGCAGTAGAAGTCACTGAGCAGATACGTACAGGAGAATGGCAATGACACAAAAACAACAGATGGATAGTTTGCATGATGCAGTAACCCAAGAGTTACTCTTACGTGTACGTAGTGGAGAAGCTACAGCATCAGAATTGTCAGTAGCTGTCAAGTTTCTAAAGGACAATGGTGCTAGTCTTGACGTTATCATGGCTGAAAGCCCTATGGATAACCTACTAAAAGACCTGCCCTTTGAAATAGCGGAGAGTGTACAATGAGAGGACATAACGCTAGTCTAACCTCTAAGAACGTCACGCTACCTGCTGACCAGTCTTGGATAAAAATACTAGACGATAACCCTAGCCGTATGTACTTATGTATTCAGAATGACCACGACAACCATTCTATTACTATTGGCTTTAGCGATAATACTACAGCCCCTACTTCTGGTCTTAATCTTGATGGGTCTACCACAGTGGGAGACAAAGCTGCTACATGGGAGTTTAGTGTAGCCCCTATTAACGCTGTGTGGGCAAAGGTAAACGATGCTCACGCACACGACATTGAAGTAGTATATGACGATTAACAGCGATTTAAGCCCCTCTGAGTAGGGGTATTATACCTGAGAGGTACATACCCACTATGCAACAACAGAACGCAATCCCTGAGGCTCTGAGAGACTTTAGGAACTTTACGTACCTAGTGTGGCAGCACTTAGGTCTACCAGAACCTACACCTGTGCAGTACGATATTGCACACTACCTACAGACAAGTCCCAAGCGTAGTATTATTGAGGCGTTTCGTGGTGTAGGTAAGTCATACATTACTGCTGCATACGTGGTACATCAGCTATTGCTAGACCCACAGTTAAAGTTTATGGTTGTCTCAGCGTCTAAAGCACGTGCTGATGACTTCTCTACCTTTACGCAGCGTATTATCACAGAACTACCAATATGTCAGCACCTTATAGCTAAAGATGGACAACGGTGGTCTAAAATAGCCTTTGATGTCGCACCAGCTAAAGCATCTGGTAGCCCCTCTGTAAAGAGTGTAGGTGTTACTGGACAGCTTACAGGTAGTCGTGCAGACATTATCATTGCTGATGACGTAGAAGTACCTAACAACTCCATGACGCACATGATGCGAGAGAAGCTTGCAGAAACTGTTAAGGAGTTTGACGCTGTTCTCAAGCCTGATGGTAAGATTATATACTTAGGTACACCTCAGAATGAGATGAGCTTGTACAACGTGCTGCTATCTCGTGGTTATGACATGAGAGTGTGGCCTGCTAGGTATCCTACCATAGAACGCTCTGAGAAGGCGTATGGTGGGCGTCTTGCTCCTTTGCTATATGAGGCACTACAGAACGAAGGAACAGCACTGTACGGGCTTCCTACGGACGCTAAACGGTTTGATGACGAAGACCTACTAGAAAGAGAACTAAGTTATGGTAGAAGTGGTTTTGCTTTGCAGTTTATGCTGGATACTTCACTTTCTGATGCGAACAAGTACCCACTTAAACTATCCGACTTACTGGTAATGTCATGTGACAAGGATACAGCACCTGAGAAGGTAGTGTATGGCATTATGAAGCCTGTGTCTGACATTCCTAACGTAGGTCTTAGTGGTGATAAGTACTATGCACCAGAGGATACAGTAGGTAGAGCTAAGTATACAGGCTCAGTACTTGCTATTGACCCTTCTGGTAGAGGTAGTGATGAAACAGCTTACGCAGTTGTAAAGATGTTAAACGGTTTTCTGTATGTTGTAGACTGTGGTGGGGTTGAGGGTGGATACTCTGACACTACCTTGCAGCATCTTACAGACCTAGCAAAGATACACAGTGTAAACATGGTACTCATTGAGAGTAACTTTGGTGACGGTATGTTTACTGAGCTACTCAAGCCATACATGACTAAGACATACCCATGCACTATGGAAGAGGTTAGGCATAACACACAAAAAGAAAGTCGTATCATTGACACGCTAGAGCCTGTTATGAACCAGCACAGGCTTGTAGTAGACCCTAAGGTTATACAAAAAGACTATGACAGTGTTCAGCACATGCCACCTGATAAGGGTATTAAGTATATGCTTACCTATCAGATGACACGTATTACAAAGGTACGTGGAGCATTGGCTCACGATGATAGACTTGATGTACTTGCTATGGCTGTGCAGTACTGGGTTGACCAGATGGCAGCAGATGCTGACAGTGAGATACAGATACGTAAGGAAGAACTGCTAGATGCAGAGCTAGATAAGTTTATGGATAGCTTTAACTTTGGTAGTGCTTCTAAAGAGAATACAGGGTGGATTAATTTCTAAAGTTACATCATGGAAGAGACCCCCCTTTAACATTATACTATACTATGTTTAACTATGTATTACATAGTGTAACATACTATACCCTACCTACCTAGCTTACGTTAAAGAAATAGGTAAACAGGTAGGGTTTAGTATGTTAAACAATGCTTATGTGACGGTTAGATATGTGTGACATAAATGTAACAGGGTGTATTGGTGTTTAACATGGTCTAAAATTGTTAAAAAAATCTGAGAGGGTATATAATAATAGTAGAAGCGCGATACCCCCTTAAAGGTACGTGTTCTATTGTAGCACATTTTTAACATGTTGTCAATGTCAAACATTTGACGCGGCACTTGTTGGACATTGTTGCACATTTGCAACATGTGTGACATTTTTGCAACATCTGTCTGTCTCTCTCTATCTATTTTTTGCCTATACTATATAATGTTAAAAAAAGTTTAAATTATTTTTATTTTTTTTTGTTTTTTTGTTTGACAATGTTTGAACAATGTTGTTTAATGTAATCATAGCAAGGCAGGTGATACGGATTCACCTTAAAAGAAAACCAGCATAGAAAGGCTAAGCTTAGTTATTTTAGATAAACGGTTAAATGTTCCAACTTTCTAAAATAACGCTTTACAAAACTAAAAGAATATATAACTATAATAAGACAAGAGAAACAAAAAGGATTGACATACAAACCAGACAGTGCAAAGATAGAAGTGTAATAAAATGCGATTTAGGCAATGATGCGCTGATAAAGAGTATCCATGACCATTGCCAAGAGTAGATTAGGCTACTAGATTAAGTACGGTTGGACACGTACCCTAACCAAAGCTGACAAGGTGATAGCAATATCCTTGTATCATGGTTGAGAAGGGCAACACAATGCCGCCATGCAATGCAAGCGTCAGCAGTCTCTTACTATACTCAAGGCATAATGGTGTGCCTGTATAGCCAGAGGAGTAGATACAATGGCAAAGTTCAAGAATATGAAAACCGTTATTACAATCGTAGAGCCAGCGCAAGTACAGTTTAGACGTACAACAAACCGTTACAAGCGCAAGGGTACTTTCTCCAGTAACAAGGGTTTCTTGTCAGTAGGTGGTCGTGATGCTTATGGGCGTTTTGTTAGCCAGCTAGACAAGGCTTGACAGTACAGGGTGCAATGCTTTATCATGGCATTGTGCCTTGTGTATAGTAAAGAGGAGTAGAGCAATGAGCAATTACAAACTACTAGGCGTAGGCAATAATGCCAAGACTGTTAAAGGTGATGGGTCGGAGTACTTGACTGCAATCATGTACCTAGCACCAGCAGATAAGGTTGATGGTATCAATGTATGTCCTATGGCTGTATTGGCTGGCTGTAAAGCTGGCTGTTTAGATAGTGCTGGACGTGGACAGATGAGCGTTGTACAACGTGGTCGTATGCGTAAGACTATCTTATGGCGTGACTTTCCAGAAGTATTCCTTGCACAATTACGTGAGGACTTGGACAAGTTTCAACGCTACTGTAAAAAGCGTAACATTCAGCCATGCGTTAGGTTGAATGGGACAAGTGATATCAGGTGGGAGAATCATATAGATATGGCTGGAGAATATCCAGACATTATCTTCTATGACTACACCAAAGACGTCAAGAGGTTAAGCAAGAAGTTACCAAGTAACTACCACTTGACAATGAGTTTCAGCCAAGCTACGCTACGTTATAGTGGCATGGTGTTAGACCAGATGCGTAAGCATAAGGGTAGCAACATGGCTGTAGTGTTTAGGCACAAGGATAAGATACCAGAGAAATACATGGGGTTCACTGTAGTAGATGGTGACAAAGATGACTTACGTTTTCTTGACCCAAAGGGTGTAGTGGTAGCCTTGTATGCCAAAGGTAAGGCTGTAAAGGATACATCAGGATTTGTAGTGGGATAAGGAGTAGTAAGATGTATATCTTTTGGATTAAAACAGACAAGGGATGGGTAGAAGAAGAAGTATGCAAGGATAGGCATGATGCTGAACAAATCATTAGTGAATGGTTAGAGGAGTTTCCAAACTGTTCTTTTAAGATTACACCACAGCATAGGATAAGGAGTATTGACACATGTTTATAATTGATGTACTATTAGCAATAAATGTAGTAGCAATAGGGGTTGCATTAGGTCTAGCAGGTATAGCCTATGCAGGTATGATTATAGATAGCTTTAAGGAGTAGAGACAATGGCTAAACCATACGAAGGATACCCAAGTTGGAACAGTTGGAACGTCAGCTTGTGGATTAATAACGAGTATGAATTATACATAAAAGCATACGATTTAGTGCAAGAGGTAGGCATGACTAGGGCAGTAAGGTTCTTGTCTAACTATTGGGATGGTAAGCGTACACCTGACGGTGGTGTATTCAACAGACGTAGCATAGCACTAGCATTAGAGGGGATGGATGAATGAGATTTGTAGACGCAGAGACAGGCGAACTACACATACCAGAGTTTGCACATGGTTACCTGTTATCAGAATCGTACATGATATTTAGCGTTGTACTAGAGTCAGGTGAAACAGAAGAGGACTGGCAACAGGTAAACGACACACCACTATCAGCAGGGAAACACTGCGACTATGCAGATTATGACCTTAACTTCTGGTATGATGAGGATGAGGACAAGTGGCACTGCACTGCCTATGAGATATGGCGTGATGAGGAAGGTGTGGCACATACCAAGACAGAAGAACACAGGAGATTGTGGTAATGAGCGTTAAGAATTTTAAGATACCATTGAAGGGGCATAATGCTTGCCTATCCTTCAGCGAGTTACAGCATAGGAATGGGGCAGGGGATAGCTATACCACCTATGAGATAGCCTTGCTGGATACTGACAACAAGAGACAACTTGTATTTATTGGTGAGCCAATACAAGTTTATGACTTGACAGAAGCACACGACATACTGTATACTGTTATCAACCAAGAGGATTGGTCATACTTTATGAACCAGTATGAGATAGAACTAGAGATGTATGACGAACCACAGCTAGAATTAATAGTAGATAACGACAACGATTAGAAAGGTAAGGGGACTGGCTATGAATATCTTTTATCTAAGTAGAATACCAGAGGAAGCGGCAGAGATGCACTGCGATAAGCATGTAGTCAAGATGATACTAGAGACAGCACAGTTACTTAGTACTGCACACAGGGTACTAGATGGTGACGAGTGGGCAGACTATGTAGACTTGTATAAGTGTACGCACATCAACCATCCATCTACTGTATGGGTACGTGCTAGTGCTAGTCATTACAAGTGGACGCTTGACTTATTGTTCTACTTGTGCAAGAACTATACACTCAGGTATGGTAAGATACACAAGACACAACGATTGCTTGACAGTCTTGCAGTACTGCCAGAGAATATACCAGACGAAGGCTTCACACAACCACCACAGTGTATGCCTGACCAATACAAGACTGACTGCTCAGTAGATGCGTATCGTGCATACTACATGGGCGAGAAGTCTAGCTTTGCAGTCTGGAATCATAGCAACACACCAGTGTGGTGGAAGGAGACAGTATGAGAAACAAGTACGATGATGCCTACGTTATGGGCTACCACAATGGATATCATGGGTTGACATATGACAACCAGTATGATAAAAAGAAACAGCCACAGTACAATGTAAAGTACAAGCATGGGTACGAGGCAGGTAACGAGATGAAGAACAAGGAGCAGTGGGATGAGCATGGGATTTAAGGATTGCATGGCATGTAGTGGAGAAGCAGAAGCTTTACATGCAGTGGATGGTATGATTGAGTACTACTGTCACGAGTGTGGTATGCAGTGGTCAGAAGAACCAGATGTGGTACAAGATACAGCATACGAAACATTTATGTTACGTAATTATGGTGAGGTGGTATGATAATACTAGTATGTATCTTCTTAGCTATTATGTTCTCAATAGGTGTAGCTTTAATCTTTAATCCTTCTAAAGATTTACTAGAAGGTTTACAGTTTGTATCCTTCTTACTAGGAATAACAATAATTGGTATAGCAGGTATGTTAAACATGTTATAACATGTTATACATACTATAGTATAATGTAAAACAGGGGGTCTCCTTATGGATGTAACTTTAGAAACAACCAGCGATAGCGTTGCTATCACAGACCAAGACCTTATTGACCACCAGCTACAGTTAGAAACTGAGATGATGACAGGTGGTATAGAAAGATTTAGAAAGGAACGTGACGCATCAATAGAACGTGGTAAAGAGAGCCACACACTGCATGGTAGGGCTATCATAGCTAGGCTAGTGCATGACTTGACCCTTGCTATTGAGGAATGGAAGAGTAACCCAACCAATACATCACGTGACATAGCGTGGAAGAAAGTAAAGGACATGCAAGCAGAGCATATTGCATACCTTAGTTTAACCACACTGGTTGATAGTATCAGTAGGAAGAACACACTGCTGCATGTAGCTAGAAGTATTGGTTCAGCTATTGAGATACAAGACAGACTAGAGAGATGGATAGCAGATGAGGGTGACATAGCACGTAACACAATCAAGCAAGCTATGAAGAAAGCCTATGGTGCTAGACGCTACGGCTTGACTAACAAGATGAACAAGGATGGATACAAGGAGAACACTTGGCAGAAGTCAGAGCGTGTACATGTAGGCTTCAAGATGGTAGACCTTATCATCCAGAGTACAGGCATTGTAAAACTAAACACACAACAGATAAAGCGTACAAGTAGGACAACCTATATTGTACCTGAGACAGACACAGTAGAATGGATTGATGCGTTCAATAGTTTTACTGAGACTAACAGACCACGCTACCTACCATGTGTTGTAGTACCAAAGGATTGGACTGACGTTACAGGTGGTGGGTATCATGGGCATGAGATTAACAAGCTACCTATAGTGAGGCGTAGATGAGTTTAAAGACACACTTAAATAGATTGCGAGGGCAGAACCTGAGCCAAGAGTATGCTTGTCTTAACACACTACAGCGTACTGAGTGGCGTATAAATAAAAAAGTTCTTGAAGTTACACGTAACTTGTGGGACAATGGGCATCAAGTGGGTAACCTACCAGCAAGGGAAGATATACCTTTGCCACCCTACCCATTTGATAAAGAGCCTGACCAGATGACTGAGGAAGAGAGGGATATGTTTCGCACATGGTCTCGTAAGCGTAATCAAATCTACTCCTTAAACAATCGCAGTATGAGTAAGCGTGTGCAGGTAGAGCGTACACTTAAGATAGCAGAACAGTTTAGCAAGTACGATAGGTTCTACTACGTATGGCAGAACGACTTTCGCTCTCGTAAGTATGCAGCCAGCACATTCCTCTCTACTCAGTCAGCAGATTGGAGCAAGTCTTTACTGGAGTTCAGCTACCCTGTAGCTATCAACAGTTGGGACGATGCACGATGGCTGTGTATTCATGGTGCTAACCTGTTTGGTAATGACAAGGTTAGCTTGAATGAGAGAGAGCGTTGGGCATGGCAGTTTGCAGAGACTGATGCCCATAGGATTGTGGCTAACCCATACGACTACACGTTATGGTTAGAAGCAGACAAGCCCTTCCAGTTTCTTTCATGGTGCTACGAGATGTCAGCCCTAGTCAGACAGGGGTGGGGATTTGAGACACGTCTACCCTGTGCAGCAGATGGGTCATGCAATGGACTACAGCATCTCTCTGCCATACTCAGGGATGAGCAGGGTGGTAGGGCTACCAACCTTACAGTGTCTGACTTACCTCAGGATATCTACACACAGGTAGCAGAAGAAACCATGCGTAGGATACAAGAGGATGACAGTGAGATAGCACGTAAGTGTATTGCCTTTGGCATTGACAGAAAGATAGCGAAGCGTCCTGTTATGATTGTACCATACTCAGGTACACGTCACGCATGTAGGCAGTACATTGAGGAAGCAATACACGATAAGATAATAAGTGGAGCAGACAATCCTTTTGGTGATGATTTGTTTGAGCCAGCTACTTACCTATCTAATCACGTATGGGATGCTATCTCTGGTGTTATCGTATCTGCTAGGCAGGTGATGGACTACATCAAGAGCGTGGCAGATGTTTACTCTGACCATAACAAACACATGGAATGGGTGACACCAACTAACTGGCTGGTGTTACAACACTACAATGAAACAGACAGTAAGAGGATTAAGACACACATAAATGGTAGCACTGTATCACTATCCTTTCCTAAGGATAAAGAGGACACAGTGCATCGTAAGCGTACAGGCTTGGGTAGTAGCCCTAACTTCATACACTCTATGGATGCAGCAGCTATGACCAAGACAATTAACAGAGCATCTCTACTTGGTATTGAAGACTTTGCTATGGTGCATGACAGCTATGGTACACACTCAACCAACATGCCCATGCTATCTGAGGTACTACGTGAAGAGTTTGTTAAGATGTACGAAGAGCATGATGTCTTGACAGAGTTGAGAGACCATGCTATAAGAGTTCTTGGTACACAGGATGTGCCTGTGCCACCAAGTAAAGGTAACTTAGATTTACGTGAGGTTCTAAAGTCACAGTATTTCTTTGCGTAAATTCTAAAGTTACATCCTAGCCTAATCAAAAATCTATAGGAGATTACATGAATATTATTAAAGGCAAAGCACGTTGGGCTAAAGTTTTTGAAGCTGATACTCGTTACGTGCCAGAGGGTGAGTACTCTATCCAAGTAGTACTACCTGAATCAGAAGCAGCAGAAGTGTGTGAACAACTGGACAAGATGGCAGAGTCCAAGCTTGCAGAAGTTGTCAAGGAAAATCCAAAGCTAACCAATGTCCTGTCCACACGTCAGCCCTTTGAGATGGATACTGATGAAGCAGGTACACCAACTGGTGACCTTGTGTTTAAGTCCAAGATGAAGGCACGTGTTAAGTCACGTGATGGTAGGGTGTATGAGCAGAAGCCTATGGTGGTGGATGCTAAAAAGACACCGATGGATGGTAACACTCTGATTGGTAATGGTTCTACAATTAAGGTTGCTGTTGAGCCAATCCCTTACATGATGCAAGCTACCAAGACAGTAGGCGTTACACTACGCCTCAAAGCTGTGCAGGTTATTGACCTTGTAGAGTATGGTAACAATGCTGCCTCTATCTTTGAGGAAGAGGATGGGTTTGTTACTACTGCTGTGCAGAAGGACGATGCACTTGATGTCTTTGGTGGCGATGCCGATGCCGAAGGGGACTTTTGAGGAGAGGGTCATTGATGACCTGAACGTGCGTGATGTTCCATATATGTATGAGCCAGAGAAGTTGGCATACTATGTGGAGCGTCACTACGTACCTGACTTAAAGCTTGGTACTATGTATGTAGAGTTGAAGGGATACTTCAGACAGGATGCACAACGAAAGATGAAGGCTGTCAAGGCACAGCATCCAGAGTTGGACATCAGGTTTGTATTCCAGAAGGCAGACGCTACTATACAGGGTGCTAAAAAAAGGAAGGACGGTTCAAAGATGACCTGTGCTGAGTGGGCAGAGCGTAATGGCTTTGTCTATAGTGAGGGAACTATACCTGAGGAGTGGTTATGAGTATCGTAGATATTACAGAAGAGATTGTATCTGAGATTGATGTCCAAGCTGAGTTCAACAAGGATGGTTTATCTATCTCTGTTTATGTAGATGAGGCAGAGGTACATGAGCATGTTGACTTTATAGACATGGCGTATCTTATGGTTCAGGATGAGGACAAGTATCCACCAGAAATACTAGACCATATACGTAAAGGTCTGGCACGTATGGTAGACATACTTGAGGATGCACAAGAAGATGATTGAGGATGGTGAGTTTATCAGGCACGAAGCCTGTCCTCACTGTGGCAGTAGTGATGCCAACGCATTGTATAGCAATGGCAAACACTACTGCTTCTCTTGTGAAACACTAACACCAGCCGATAGAAACGAGGAAGTTATGGCAAAGCTTGAGACACATGACACTATCTTCCTAGACATAGACTATAGGGAGTTGTCAAAGCGTGGCATCTCTCAGAAGACTTGTGAGTTTTGGGGCTATGGTGTAGCAGACTACAAGGGACAGAAGGTACAGGTAGCCAACTACAGAGACAGGAGTGGACAGCTTCATGCACAGAAGCTACGCTTTGCTAACAAAGACTTCTCTGTTATAGGTAATCTCAAAGAGGTCAACCTGTTTGGCGAACACTTATGGCGTGATGGTGGTAAGCACATCATCATTTGCGAAGGTGAGATAGATGCTATGTCTATGTCACAGGTACAGGACAATAAGTATCCTGTTGTATCCCTACCCTCTGGCTGTACATCAGCAAAGAAAGCAGTCGGTAGGTCTATTGAATGGCTAAACAAGTTTGAGTTTATCACACTCATGTTTGACATGGATGACGTGGGACAGAAGGCAGCTAAAGAATGTGCCTCTATCCTACCACCTAACAAAGCTAGGATAGCCAGCCTACCCCTGAAGGATGCCAACGAAATGCTGGTAGCTGGTAGGGTTAAGGAATTAATTGATGCCTTCTGGGGTTCAAAGACTTATCGCCCTGATGGTATCGTAGCAGGTACAGATGTATGGGACATAATCACAGAGGATGACAGTAAAGATTCTGTACCCTACCCATACGTAGGTATGCAAGAGAAGACAGGTGGGTGTCGTAGGGGTGAGATAACTACAGTGACTGCTGGTTCTGGTATAGGTAAGTCGCAACTTGCACGTGAGTTTGCACATAACCTAATCAGGAATGGTAAGACGCTAGGTTACATTGCCTTAGAGGAGAGCGTGAAGCGTACTGCCTTAGGTTTGATGTCTATTGAGATGAACAAACCTCTGCATCTACAGACCAATGATATAGACCAAGAGGAGTTTAGACATGCTTTCAATGCTACACTTGGAACTGGTAGAGTATACCTTTATGACCATTGGGGTTCTACTGATAGCGATAATCTACTTGACAAGATAAGATACTTAGTGCATGGTTGTGGATGTGAATACATTATCCTTGACCACATCAGTATCGTAGTCAGTGGGTTAGAAGGTGGAGATGAGAGGAGACTTATTGACAATACAATGACACGATTACGTGCCTTAGTTGAGGAACTTAACTGTGGTATGATACTAGTGTCACACTTAAAGCGTCCCTCTGGTGACAGAGGACATGAGGATGGCGCACAGACTAGCTTGTCACAGCTACGTGGGTCAGCAGCAATAGGACAGTTATCAGATATGGTGATTGGATTAGAGCGTGACCAACAAGACAAGGACAATCCTCACGTCAGCCACGTTAGAGTTCTTAAGAACAGGTGGTCAGGTGAGACAGGACTATGTTGTTCACTGTTATACAGTTCTGATACAGGACGTATGACTGAGACAATCTTTGATGAAGATGAGGATGACATAGAATTTTAACTAGCTACTGCGGAGACAGAGCATGAAACTAATATTTGATATAGAAGCAGACAATCTCTTGGATGATGTAACACAGGTGTGGTGCATTGTAACAAGAGATGTAGACACTAACGAAGTGTACGCCTTTGACCCCACTTGTATTGAGGATGGGTTGATTCATCTAGCCAGTGCTGAGATGTTGATAGGTCATAACATTATTGAGTATGACTTAGCAGTATTGAAAAAGCTGTATGGTTTTGAAGTGGAAGATGGACAACAGATTCTTGACACACTGGTATACTCTAGAACAATATGGCCTGACATACGTGAGGTTGATATCAAACTGCACAAGCAAGATAAGATGCCACTAGCATTAATTGGTAGGCAGAGTTTGAAAGCTTGGGGCTACAGACTAGGAGAATTAAAAGGTGATTTCGGTAGCGATATTGAGAGCTTTGGAGCTTTCTCACAAGAGATGCTTGACTACTGTGTCCAAGACACGATGGTCAATTACAAACTCTATCTCAAAATTCTGCAAAAAAATTTTAGCAAAGAGGCACTAGACCTTGAGACTGAGATACATACTCTACTGATAGAGCAACAGGAACGAGGCTTTGACTTTGATGTCAAGGCAGCACAGTCTCTGTACTCTAATCTAGCAGAGCGTAAGCAACAGATAGAGAATGAGTTACAGCAGGTGTTTGAACCTACTGTAATTGAGATGAAGACTAAGACCAAGACCATACCATTCAACCCTGCATCACGTCAACAGATAGCAGATAGACTGATGAAGAAAGGATGGAAGCCTAAAGCACATACCAACAGTGGTGACCCAAAGGTAGATGAAGAAGTACTATCTAACATTGACATGCCAGAAGCAAAGCTGTTGACTGAGTATCTACTATTAAATAAAAGAGTAGGACAGATAGCTACAGGCAAGCAAGCTTGGTTGAAGATGGAAAAGGATGGTAAGTTACATGGTAGAGTTAATCACATGGGTGCTGTCACTTCACGTTGTACGCACAGCAATCCAAACATGGCACAAGTTCCTAGCGTGGGTGCGCCATTTGGTACTGAGTGTAGGAGTTTGTTTCATGCACCCTCAGGCTACTCCCTCTTGGGTGCTGATGCTAGTGGGTTGGAGTTGCGTTGCCTTGCTCATTACATGGCTGCTTATGACGATGGGTCTTATGCACATGAGGTAGTGAATGGTGACGTTCACACCATCAACCAAGAAGCTGCTGGTCTACCCACACGTTCCAATGCCAAGACATTCATCTATGGATTTTTGTACGGTGCAGGTGATGAGAAGATTGGTAAGATAATTAACAAGGGAGCGAAGGAAGGTAAGTCTATTAAGAATAAGTTTCTGAAGAAACTACCAGCCCTCAAGTATCTTAAAGATGCTGTAGCTAATGCAGCAGATGAAAGAGGATGGGTCAAGGGATTGGATGGCAGAGCTATACCAGTTCGTCATAGCCATGCTTCACTGAATACTTTACTTCAGTCGTGTGGTGCTATAATCTGTAAGACATGGTACGTGTTTATTGCACGTGCTATCAAGGAAGCAAACTTGGATGCACAGATTGTTGCGTTCATTCACGATGAGGTACAGTTAGTAGTAAAGGAAGGTCAGGAAGATGCAACAGGAAAACTTATTCAGCTATGTATGGAAGAAGTCCAGCGACACTTCAAGTTCAGATGCAAACTCGACAGCGAGTACAAGTATGGAAGAAACTGGGCAGACACCCACTAACATTAACACAGTCTTTGAAGATGGTGAGTGGTGGTATTATGGACAGGCTGATGGAAGACGAAGAGTTACAGCACATAATAAAAAGAATAAGAATAGAATGTTTGTTAATGGTAAGTATGTACCACAGTCCCATCCTTTGTGGAAGGCAGGTAGATACAAGTCATTTGATGAAGCTGCTTTCTCTGGTCTTCAGAATTATGAGCGTAGTACTGAGGGGCAGGTCTACATCATTACTAACTCAGCATGGCCTGAGTGGGTAAAGATAGGTATGGCTGTTGATGCAGAAGACAGGTGTAATGGTTACCAGACTAGCAGTCCATTCAGAGACTACAAAGTTGTGTATGCAGTGGATACCAAAGACAGACGTAGGGCTGAAGCAGCAGCACATAAGGTAGCAGGTAAGATAGCAGAGCGTAGAGGTGAGTGGTTCAAGATGTCTGTTGGACAGGCAAAGGAGTGCATACAGCATGGACTTTGATTTCTTATGGAAGATGATACTCACCTGTTGTTTCATGGGTGTAACTATCTGCCTCTGTGTCAAGTGGATAGTTGAGGTATACCTAGATTACGTACAAGTAATGATGGGTATCAAGGTAGTTACTCTGGCTCAGATGAAAGAACAACAAGCGCAACAAGATAGACAGGAGTTTGACGATGACCCTTTTGCTCGTTGATGGAGACATCGTTGCATACAAAGCAACAGTATCAGCAGAGACACCTATTAATTGGGGTGATGGTTTGTGGACACTACACTGTTTTGAACAGGACGTAGCCCTTAGACTAGATGAACAGATAGAGAAGATAGTGGATGAAGCACCAGTACAGGATTGTATTGTTGCTCTATCTGACAAGGATAACTATCGTAAAGAGTTAGCCCCATACTATAAGGCTAATCGTAAGACTACTCGTAAGCCTATGCTATTGCAGTGGGCAAAGGAGTACCTACAAAGTAAGTACAACACAGTTATGTATAGGAGACTAGAAGCAGATGATGTCTTGGGGATATTGGGTACTGCGAATACAGATACTATTATCTGGTCTGAAGATAAAGACCTACGCACAGTACCAGCAAAGCATTGGATTGATGGGGACGTGGTGGAAATCAGTGAGGAAGAAGCTGACTATAACTTCTTTACTCAGACACTTGTCGGTGACGCTACTGACAATTACAAGGGTTGCCCTAGTGTTGGTTATAAAACTGCTGAGAAAATTCTTGAGTTTGGCGATGGATGGGGAGCAGTGGTTAGAGCGTTTATCAGCAAGGGTCTCTCTGAAGAAGTAGCCTTAGAGAACGCACGACTAGCACGTATCCTACGCAATGGTGAATACGATACAGACACAGGAGAGGTAAAGCTATGGACACCTTAGAGCAGCCACGTGAAGATATGGTAAACCATCCACCACACTATGCTGGTAAAGTTGAGACTATTGATTACATTGTTGATGTGTTAGGTGAGTGGGAAGCTATCAGCTATTGTCATGGTAACGTACTAAAGTATACAGGCAAGAGACTATTCAGTAAGGGTAATCCTGTACAGGATGCAGAGAAAGCCATCTGGTATTTGAATAAGATGGTAGAGTTAATGAAGAAAACACAAGGGAAGAACTGGTAATGAACGAGATAACATTTAGAGTAGATAGATACAACATGGATGGCGAGATTGATGGATACACAGAGCATGTGTTCCAAACAGAGGGCTGTCTTCAAGACATGGTAAACAACTTTAAGGACTTCCTTGTAGCCATGACCTTTACCTATGTTGAACAAGTAGTAGCTATCAAAGATGATGGCAATGAAGTAGCATCAGAAAGATAGAAACTATGATTAACTTTTACGATTACCAGAGAAAAGCTGTGACTACAGCAGTATACCCTAAGACATACAACATCTCATACCCAGCACTAGGTCTAGCTGAAGAAGCTGGCGAGGTAGCAGGTAAGATTGCTAAGATGATGCGTGATGGTATCAAACTTACAGACCAGCGTGAGAAGATTGAGGCTGAGATGGGTGACGTACTATGGATGCTGGCAGCACTAGCACACGATTGTGGCTCATCACTACAGGTTATCGCTGAGAAGAACCTAGAAAAACTACAGGCACGTCAGAGTGCAGGTACATTGCATGGTGAAGGGGATGATAGATGAATAACTACTTACCAACAGACTATCAGACCTTCATAGCTACCAGCCGATATGCACGTTGGCTAGATGATAAGGGTAGACGAGAGACATGGACTGAAACAGTGGCTCGTTACATCAACTATATGGGTAGTAAAATTAAATTACCAAACGATGTCTGGGACGAATTAGAGGAAGCTATACTTCACTTAGATGTTATGCCATCCATGAGAGCATTGATGACAGCAGGTGAGGCAGCAGAGCGTGATAATACATGTATCTATAATTGTAGCTACCTACCTGTAGACCACATACGTGCCTTTGATGAGGCTATGTTTATTCTACTATGTGGTACAGGTGTTGGCTTCTCAGTTGAGAGACAATTTATTACCAAGCTACCTGACGTACCTCAGAACCTAGACTATAGCGATGACATCATCATGGTCAAGGATAGTAAAGAGGGTTGGGCTAAGTCACTGCATAAGTTAATGTCACACCTATATGCAGGTGATATACCTAAGTGGGATACATCAGGTGTACGCCCTGCTGGTGCTAGGCTCAAGACATTCGGTGGACGTGCATCAGGTGCTGAACCACTAGAGGACTTGTTTAAGTTTGTAGTAGCTAAGTTCAAGGGTGCTGCTGGACGCAAGCTAAACAGTCTTGAGTGTCACGACATCATGTGTAAGATTGGTGAGATTGTAGTAGTAGGTGGTGTACGTAGGTCAGCTATGATTAGCTTGTCTAACCTGAGTGATGGACGTATGGCTCACGCCAAGTCTGGCTCATGGTGGGAGAACGAAGGACAACGTGCGTTAGCTAACAACTCTGCTGCATACACAGAGAAGCCTGACATGGAAACATTCATGCGTGAATGGTTAGCCCTAGTAGAGAGTAAGTCAGGTGAGCGTGGTATCTTCAGTCGTGTGGCTGCTGACAAGCATGTGGAAAAGAACGGCAGACGTGAGACAGGACACGAGTGGGGTACTAACCCATGCTCTGAGATTATCCTACGTCCCTACCAGTTCTGTAACTTGACTGAGGTTGTTGTACGTGAGAGTGATGACCTAGAAAGCTTGAAGAGTAAGGTACGTCTTGCTACCATACTAGGTACAATACAATCAACCTTCACTAAGATGCCATACCTTCGTAAGATTTGGCAGAAGAACACAGAGGAAGAGCGTCTACTTGGTGTATCACTAACAGGTATTATGGATAACCGTCTACTGTCTAAGTCTGTTGACAGTCCACGTTGGTTGGCAGAGATGAAGAAGGTAGCTATTGACACAAATGCTAAGTACGCTAAGAAGTTTAACATTGAACCTTCAGCAGCTATCACTTGCGTTAAACCATCAGGCACAGTGTCACAGCTAGTTGATAGTGCTTCTGGTATCCACGCACGTCACAGTGAGTACTACATTCGTACTGTTCGTGGTGATAACAAAGACCCACTGACACAGTTTATGAAGGATGCTGGTATCCCTGCTGAACCATGTGTCATGAAGCCAGATGCTACTACAGTCTTTAGCTTCCCAATGCGTTCACCGATGGGTGCTATCACTCGTAATGATATGACCGCACTAGAACAGCTTGAACTGTGGAAGACATATGCACTAGCGTGGTGTGAACACAAACCATCTGTAACTATTACAGTACGTGATGCAGAGTGGATGGAAGTGGGAGCATGGGTATACGAGAACTTTGACATCTGCTCTGGTATCTCATTCCTACCTCACAGTGACCACACATATGCACAAGCTCCATACCAAGATATAGATAAGGAACAGTATGAAACGCTTAAAAAACAGATGCCTAGTCAGATTGATTGGACGGCTCTTGCTCTATATGAGAAAGAAGACAGCACCTCAGGGTCACAAACTCTAGCCTGTACAGCAGGTGCATGTGAGATTGTAGATATCTAAAGTTACATCATTAGCGAAAGTTTGTTTTATTATGAGAGTATTAGGTAACGATTTTAACATAACAGATGGGTTAATAAACCGTCTGCTTGCAATCTATCCCAACAAACTACCGCTTGAACAGATTACTCCTGAGGATTTAGCTTTCCTCAGGGGTCAACAGTCTGTCATAAATAAGCTGATAGAAATGCAAGACCAAGATTTTGAGGATTAATGATATGGGTGGATTAATGGGCGGACGTCCGCCAGCACCGCTACCAACCCCTGCACGTCCTGTAACTGCTGTAGCCAAGACACCAGAACTAGAGCTTGATGATACAGATGTAACGACAGCACAGGGTAAAAAGAAAAAGGGTAAGAAAGCCCTAAGAACAGATATGATGACACAACCTACTGGACAGACACCTACACAAACGGCTGGTCTACAGATTAAGAAGGGTTCTTAGTATGGGTGGTTTTACTAGAAAGAAAACCCCACCACAACCTGCACCAGCTGCTGCTGCTCCAGCTACGGCTGCTACAAAGCAGGTAGATGAGGAAGCTCCAGCAACAATGGAAACAGTAGGTGAGGGTCTACAAAAGCGTAGAGGTAAACGTAAACTACGTACACCTGTTACCCAAACGGCTGGTACTAATGTAGGTGGTGAGGGTACATCAGGACTACAGATTCCGAAGGGATAAGTAAATGGAACAAGACGTAGGAACTCTAGCTAAACGCTACAGCCAACTAGAGGCTGAACGAGATACGTTCCTTGAGAGAGGACGTGAAGCAGCAAAGCTAACAATCCCTACTCTTTTGCCAGATGAAGGACATAGTAGCACCACTAGGTATGCTACACCATATCAAGGCATTGGGGCAAGGGGTGTAAATAACCTAGCATCTAAACTCCTACTTGCCCTGCTGCCACCTAACAGTCCTTTCTTTAGGCTGACTATTGATGACTTTGACTTGCAAGCTATTGCTGGTGACAATCGTGGTCAGGTAGAGGAAGGCTTGGCACGTATTGAACGTGCAGCAATGCAAGAGATTGAGAGTAAGTCTATACGTGTACCTGTATTTGAGGCATTGAAGCTGCTTATCGTAACTGGTAATGCGCTAGTATACATGCCTAAAGAAGGTGGTATGAAGGTGTATAGACCTGACCGTTACTGCGTAAAGCGTGACGCAATGGGTAACTTACTAGAGATTGTAACAAAAGAAAGTATATCACCACTAATGTTGCCTGATGAAGTTAAGGCAATGATACCCCCAAGTGATACACCAGTTAAGAACTACGACTTGTATACCTGCCTAAAGACCACTGATAAAGGCTTCCATACCTACCAAGAGGTAGCTGGTATCGAAGTTCCTAACTCAAGTGGTACATTCAAAAAAGAAACTAACCCGTTTATTCCATTACGTTTTATTCGTATTGATGGTGAAGACTATGGACGTGGTTTTATTGAAGAATACATGGGTGACCTACGTAGCCTAGAGGCTTTGACACAGGCAATCGTACAGGGGAGTGCTGCATCAGCTAAAGTACTATTCATGGTGCGTCCTAATGGTACTACCAAGTCTAAGGACTTATCTAAAGCACCTAATGGTGCGTTTGTTAATGGTGATTCTAACGATGTCTCTACTCTTCAAGTACAGAAGTCAGGGGATTTTAGAGTTGCCTTAGAAACTATGCGTATGATTAACGATAGATTGGCTGCTGCCTTTCTGTTAAACTCTTCAGTACAACGAGCAGCAGAACGTGTGACTGCTGAAGAAGTACGCTTCATGGCACAGGAATTAGAGACTGCTATCGGTGGTATATATTCAATACTATCGCAAGAGTTTCAGATGCCACTAATTAACCTGCTACTAGATACACTACAGAAGCAGGGCAAGATGCCTAAGATGCCTAAGGACAGTGTTAAACCTACTGTCGTTACAGGTATTGAAGCACTTGGACGTGGACAAGACCTAAACAAACTTGCAACATTCTTGCAGTACTTACAGCCACTAGGCGCAGAAGTGATTGCTAGTGAGATGAACTTGGGTGATTACATAGATAGACTAGCAGCCTCTCTAGGTATTGATACATCTGGTTTGATTAAATCTGAAGAGCAGAAGCAGCAAGAGATGATGCAGCAACAGATGATGATGCAACAACAAATGGAACAACAGGCGGCTATGGGTGCATTGCAGAGTGCAGCACCACAGTTAGCTAAAGGAGCAATGGAAGCGGAGTAATAAATGGCAGAAGCTATTAACACTTATCAAGAACCTGACGCCGAATCTCAAGAACACGTCAACGCTATGCTTGAGAAAGTAGAGGGTAGTCAACAAGACCCTGAACGTCCTGAGTGGCTACCTGAAAAGTTTAAGTCCCCTGAGGATATGGCTAAAGCCTACTCACAATTAGAGAGTAAGTTAGGTCAAGGTAATCAAGAACAAGAAGAAGAAGAAGTAGAAGTTACAGGAGAAGAAACCGCTTCCGATGTAGCTGAACTCTTGGATGACAAGGGCTTAGACTTTGACGTATTCCAACAAGAGTACAACGAAACTGGTGGACTGTCTGACGATGCTTATGCTGCGTTGGATGAAGCTGGTTTTCCTCGCTCTGTTGTAGACACGTGGATACAGGGGCAAAATGCCCTTGCATCTCAAGTGACTGCTGAGATGTATGACATCGTAGGTGGTCAAGAAGATTATTCAAACATGGTTTCGTGGGCAGCAGATACACTACCTGATAGTGAAATTGATGCCTTCAATGCAACAATGGAAACGCAAGACCCTAATATGATTAGGCTTGCAATACAAGGTCTCAACGCACGTTATCGTTCAGAGGCAGAACCAAGTCTACTACAAGGTGGTAGTGGTGCTGTATCCTCTGGTGGGCGTTTTGAAAGTAATGCGGAACTCACTGCTGCTATGAGTGACCCTAGATACAGCAAAGACCCTGCCTACAGGCAACAGGTAGCTGATAAGCTTGCTCGTTCTAGCCTGTTCTAATTGTTGCATGGGAGTAGGGGGTTCGTCCCCCTCTCCTTATAAGTACATCTACGTGGTGTATTTATAAGGGGCTATCCCCTATCTCAAAGTTACTAGGTACGACTAACCCTGACCCCTTGCGAGGGACAATCTGCTGGAGAAAGTTCAGTAAATTTGAGGCACTAACTTTAACTTTAATTTATGAGGTAATAAAATGGCACAAGCTGCTTCTAACCCTGCTTACAGTGTAAGCTTTCAGGGTCAAAATAACCTCTCAGGTGACGTTCGTGACCTCTTCCTTAAGCTGTATGCTGGGGAAGTCCTGACCGCCTTTGAGGAAAAGAAAGTAATTATGGATAAGGTACGTACTCGTACTATTTCCAAAGGTAAATCCGCATCGTTCCCAATGACAGGACGTGCAACTGCTGAATACCTAACCCCAGGAAATGAGATTACTGGTGGTAGTATTCGTGCAGGTGAACGTATTGTAACCATTGACGATTTGCTGATTAGTTCTCAGTTCATTGCGAACATTGACGAAGCTATTAACCACTACGATGTACGTAGCATCTACTCTAAAGAAGCTGGTATCGCATTGGCTAATGAAGCCGATAAGAACGTAGCACGTATGCTTGTTAAGGCTGCTCTGTCAACCAACGCAACTGCTGCTGCTGGCCTTGTTCAGGACTACAAAGCGTTTACTGAAGAAGACTTCACAAACAACGTGACAATCGGTACTGCTGCTGCTGATGCACTAGACCCTGCAAAGATTGCCAAAGCTATCTTTGACGCACGTAAAGAGATGGAAGTAAAGAACGTACCAACTGAAGGTGCGACTGTTGTTCTTGCTCCTGACCAGTACTACGCACTGATGGATGTAACTGACGGCAACAAGCTTGTCTACATGAACCGTGACTTTGGTGGTAACGGCTCAGTAGCTGACGCAACTGTAGCGTCTATCGCTGGTATGCCTATCATTATGTCAAACCACGCTAACGTATCTAACCTGTATGTGAACTTCACCACAGGCGATGCTGACGAAGGTAAGACATCAGATAACCAGCCACTAGCTAACACTGCTGGTTCAGGCCGTACAACACACTATGACTTGCCTACTGCTGCTGTAGACGGGCGTGACATGGTTGCAGAAGCTTCTAAGTTCAAGGGCTTTGTGTTCACTCCTGACGCTGTTGCTACTGTCAAGCTTCTTGACTTGGGCATGGAATCTGAGTACCAGATTAATCGTCAAGGCACACTAATGGTTGCTAAGTACGCAATGGGGCATAACGTCCTGCGTCCAGCATCATGCATTGGTCTGTCTGAAGCCTAATTAACAGAAGGGAGAGGTTTCTAGAGCCTCTCTCTTTTTTTTGTTTGGAGATAGATATGCCACAAGTAGGTAAGAAACATTACAAATATACTAAGCAGGGTATGGCTGCTGCTAAAAAAGAAGCTGAGAAGACAGGTAAGCCTGTAACTAACAAATATAAGAAGAAGTGATATGGGTATAGAACGTGGTGGAGAAACCTTTAAGGGTATGCGGATACCTAAGAGAACACCCAAGCATCCTAAGAAATCTCATGCTGTTCTTGTAGGTACTAAAGATAACCCAAGACTAATTAGGTTTGGTGAACAGGGTGCAAAGACTAACCAAAACGCTAAGCAACGTAAATCATTTAAGGCTAGGCATCGTAAGAATATAGCAAAGGGTGAGAGTAGTGCAGCGTATTGGGCTAACAAGGTAAAGTGGTGATAACATGGCAACAACAACCCAACTAGACGCAGTAAATACTATGCTCTCTGCGATAGGTGAAGCACCTGTCAACAGCCTTTCCTCTGGTTTGGTTGAAGCCGAAATAGCAGAGACTATACTTAACACTGTAGACAGAGAAGTGCAGTCAATGGGCTGGCACTTTAACACAGAATTAAATAAATCATACGCACAGAACGCTAGTGGTGAGATACTACTAGGTACAGATATTCTACGTGCAGACGCTACACTAGAGGCAAACAGCCCTGACTTAGTTCAGCGTGGCTTAAAGATGTATGACAGAAAGAACCACACGTTTAACGTAGGCGCAAACACCAAGTTAGATGTAGTAGTTCAATTAAACTTTGATGACTTGCCTGAGGTATGTAAGAGATACATTACACTCAGAGCAACCAGAATATTCCAAGACCGTATTGTAGGGTCTAACACTCTACATGATTTCCAGATTAGAGATGAAGAACGTGCGCTGTTTGAACTGAAAGAGTTTGACAAAGCTGCGGATGACCATAACATATTTGATAACTATGACACATTCAGCATTATTGATAGGCAGGGTAGGAGAACTTTCTAATGGCACTCATCAGTCAATCTATCCCCAACCTAATCAATGGGGTGTCTCAACAGCCACCTTCTCTACGCCTAAACACACAGGCAGAGTTACAAGAGAATGGTCTGTCTAGTGTGGTTACAGGCTTATCAAAGCGTCCTAGTACTCAGCACATAGCTGACTTAGGCGTTATATCAAACCTAGATAAAGCTTTTATACACACTATTCGTAGAGATGAGAACGAGTTTTATTCTCTGGTGATTGACACAGCAGGTACTATTCGTGTGTTTGATAAGGATGGTACGTCACGTACTATTACTAACAACGCAGCTTCATACCTATCAGGATTGACTGACCCTAGTAAAGAACTTGCTGCTGTATCTATCGCAGACAATACTTTTATTATTAACAAGAATGTAACAGTTGCACAAGGTACTGCCACATCACCTGCTCGTAATCCAGAAGCACTGGTGTATGTCAAACAGGCTGACTATTCTTCTACCTATCGTTTGAAGATTACTAAGGGTGCTAGTACAAGTACTGTACAATTTGCAACTAAATCTAGTACACAGTCTAGTACAAGTTTGACACAGAACGCAGAGCGTGGTGCATCCACAGATATTATTGCAGAGAACTTAGATACGTTCTCAGCTACAGGGGTAAACAGTACATACTATGATAATATTACAAATGCTTCTGCTGTATCTGGTATTACAATCACACGATATGGCTCTGTTCTCCACATTCAGTCTACAGATACTACTGATTTTGTTGTTGAAGTGGGAGATTCGCATGGTGGTGACCATCTTCTCGTATTTAAAGACACGACTCCAGACTTCAAAAAGCTACCAGTAGAAGCACCTAACGACTTTGTTATTGAAGTAGCTGGTGATAACCAGAAAGCACAGGACGATTACTACGTTAAGTTTGACAATGGCGTATGGAAAGAAACAGTAGAGCCTAATGTTATCATTGACCTAGATGCTAGTACTATGCCACACAAGCTGGTAAAAGATGTAAGTGCCAACTTCACGTTTGACGTACAGTCTTACACTGATAGAAAGATTGGTAACGATGATACCAACCCCTTCCCTTCTTTTGTAGGTTTTAAATTAGCTGATATCTTCTTCCATCGTAACAGGCTAGGACTACTAGCTGATGAGAATGTTATCTTCTCTCGTGCAGGTGAGTTTGTAGACTTTGACTTCTTCCGCAAGTCAGCACTAACCATTGTAGATAGTGACCCCATTGACGTGGCAGTGTCATCTAACAAGGTTAGCATACTTAAACATGCTGTACCATTTAACGAGAGCCTACTGCTCTTCTCAGACCTCACACAGTTCAAGGTAACAGGTGACCCTGTACTTACCCCTGAAACTATCAATGTTGCTAATACCACAGAGTTTGAGGCATCCCTACGTGCCAAACCAGCACAGTCTGGTAAGTACGTATACTTCGCCTCTAAGCGTGGTGCATGGTCAGGCATGTGGGAGTACTTTGTAGATAGTGACACAGATACTAACGATGCTAGTGAGATTACGTCACACGTACCTGAGTACATTGATGGTGAGGTAACTAACATCCAAGCATCATCTAATGAGGACATGCTAATACTACAGGCTGGTAATGACCCTCAGGCTATCTACATATATAGATACTACTGGCAGGGTAGAGAGAAGTTACAGGCTTCGTGGTCACGTTGGGTATTTGATGGTGATGTCATAGGTGTGTCATTCAACCTAGCAGATATTTACATTCTTATTAAGCGTGGTACTAACCTATTCTTAGAACGTATTAACTTGTCTGTTGATGAAGCTACAGAATATACTGACGGTAAGTTTTCAATACACCTTGACAGACGTGTGAGGTTAGAAACATCAGGCTTGACTTCTGTACCGTATACTGATAGTAATATCACATACATAGCAGAAGACGGTGGTATCATACCCCTAGCATCTGTAGCAGGTAAGCTATCTGCTGGTGAGGTGGTGTTTGCTGGTATACCTTTTACATTTAAGTACCAGTTCTCTGAGCCTGTACCTAAGATTAACAACAATCCTGTTACCACAGCAGACTTACGTATTCGTAACTGGTCTGTGGTTTATAACAATACAGGGTTCTTTACTGTTAATACTACACCTAGTAGACGTACTAGCTATACACGTACCTTTACAGGACGTATCGTGGGTGGTGCTGCTAACATACTAAACAAGGCTGCTATTGATAGCGGTACATACCAGTTTGGTGTAGTGGGTAACGCAGATACTAAAGTTGTAATAGAAAGTGATAGTCACCTACCTGCTGCTTTTCAAAGCGCAGAGTGGGAAGGCTTCTACGTACTACGTTCAAGGAGAATGTAATGAAAGGTCATGTGAGACAGAGTGTCCAAGCTGACGTTGATTGGTTAAAGGATAACCTAAGACCAGAAGATGCAGCAGAGGTTACAGCCTCACATGGTAGCCCTGAGATAGCGTTACAGCTAGGCTTGGACGAATCAGATGAGTGTTGGACAATCATAGTAGATGATACCAACGAAATTGCAGGTATGTATGGTGTGGGTGGTGAAGGGGTTGTATGGCTTCTTACTGCTCCACCTATTACAAAGATACAGATACCTTTCCTACGTGGTTCACGTAAGTGGGTAAGAGAGATAAACAAGAAGTACCCCCTACTAACTAACGCTGTTGATGCAGACTATCAGGTAGCTATTGATTGGCTACGCTTTGTCGGCTTCACATTTATTAAACGACATGAAACATGGGGTGTAGGTAATAAACCCTTTTTAGAATTTGTGAGGATACAGACATGAGTTTGCAGATGTTCGCGGCTGTTGGTGGTACTGCGTTAGAGTATATTCAGGCCAAACAAAACGCAGATGACCAAGATTATAAACACGCAGTTAATAGAATTAGAGCAGCAGAGGCTCAAAATCTAAAAATTGCTCAGTTAAATAGGAGAGCTATTCAGGAATCTGAATATATAGCTGACCAAAAAACAGAATTAGCTATTGAAACTTTAAAGAACCAAGAAACACGTGCTGTAGTAGGTGGAGAAACTGGTTTATCTGGTGGCAGTATTGATAACTTTATTAAAGAGCCTATGACTAAAAAGCTTAGAGCCTTTACTAAGTTAAATGAACAAGAACGAAACATAATGAAACAGATAGAGCTAGAAAAGATAGGCGTTACTAAAGAAACAGAGGATAGAATAAACTCTGTACCTCAAGGACAACAGCCTAACTTTTTAATGTACGCTGGAAAAGCAGCACTATCTGGTATGGCTGCAAAATCACCTTCCGCAAAAGAAATAGCTACCCAACAATTAGAAATACAGAGGGAAGCTACTGCTCTTATTGAAGCAGAAAACTTTGTGGGAGCAATGCCAGCACCTAGTGCTTGGTCTTCTATTACCAACATTTTTAGATAAGGATTAAACATGGCTAGAAAAAGAGTACAGGTAGCTGATTTAGATACCTCAGTTTCTTCTGTAAGACCTGTAGCGTCTGTGGTAGAAACTTATGTTAGACCACCTGCTGAGTTAGACTCCCCTTCTCCTTTAGAATCTTTTGTAGATGCTATTACTCCCTTTGTACAATCTAAAGTAAAAGAAGAACAAGCTAGAAATTCTGCACTAGCAGAAGCCGTAGTAAACGGTGTAATAGATAAACAAGCTTTCCAAGCTAAAGCGGCTGTAAATAATTTAAGATTGTTAGGTCAAGATGACTATTTAAAACATTCTGATGACTATTTAAAAATGGGAAAGGAAGCTGTTTCTCAACACAGACAGGCTAACTACGCTTCCTATTATGAGGAATTACAGAAAAGTGGTACTAACCCTGCTGTTATTAATCTTATTAAAAAAGACATGGAAGCGGTAGAGTATAAGTTCTTTAGTGAGGTGTACGTACCTGATAAGTTTGACTACGATGTATCAGAAACTATTAATAATGATTTAGCACCTCAACTTAATATATTAGCTGAAAATCCTACTCCTACTTCTTTACAAGAAGGTACATTTGCTGTACAAGCTTTTATGGATTTATACCCTACTATTCCTAAAGATAAAATTAATGACCTTATTCTTGCACAAGAACTAGCTTGGGCTACTTCTACTGACGATAATGGTATTATAAATGGTAAATCTTGGCGTTCTGAATGGTTGGTTGAAAACAAGAGACACACTGTAAAGAAAAACATTAAAGCTTGGGAAGCTATTGAACAATCTCAAGCAAACAAAGAGCTTGCTGTAAAACAGGCTACTGTTCAGAGACAAGATGCTTTTATCTCTGCTGGTGTAACTAGTCAGATAGACATGATGACAGCTATGTGGAAAGGTAACACACCTACTTACTTAGCCAACCCTTCAAAATGGCAACAGGAAATTGAAAATCGTAGGCAAGAATTTAAACAAACTTTAGAAAAACAGTATGGTAAAAATAGTCCTATTGTTGCTCAAGGTTTGAATGAGTTTTCCATTGCGTCTCAATCGCTCTATACTAAAGAAGTATTACCAGAGTTAATGAAACAAAACAGAACTGATACTCTTAATACTAACATGACTAATGTTCTTAATCGTGGTCTACTAAATACAACAGTTCCTGAGGAAGAACGTATTGCTAATGGAGTAGCTTTATTAGACGATATGGTTGTTAATTCTGGGCTTACAGAAGATGAAGTAACAGCAGAAGCTTTTAGACAACAGATAGAACTAACAGAGTTGTATGGTACTAATACACCATTTTATGAGTGGTTAAAAGAAACAGGAGCGTTAAACAAATCACAGTACACTGACGAAACTCAGAAGATATTTGATGAGCTAGAGAAGCATAATAAACAGTTTGCTGCTCAAAACATTGAGGCTAATAAAACTGCTTTTCTAAATGAAAGACTAAATAAATTTAGAAATACTGGCTTTAGAGATGCTACATTATTAACAGACCTTAATTATGTTGACCCTGAATCAGGTAAAAGCTACTCTATATCTGAAGAAGAAATACAAGCTGCATACGAAACACAATCTCAACAGGAACTAGCCGTACAGATAGAACGTGTCAATAAAGAGTATGACGATGTATTAGATGTAGTTGGTGATATTCCTGAAGGTCTTGAAGAAGATGTAGAACAAAAGAGAACTGCTGCAATAGCAGAGACTGTAAAAACTCACGCTGATAGAAAGATAAAAGATTTTTATCTATCTCGTCAGGTACTACCAGCAGAGGTAGAAAGAGTACTTACTAACACTGTAGTAACACAAGCTTTAACATCTACTGCTGGTGAAGAACTAGATGAAGATGATTTACAGTTAGTACAGCAAGCACTAACTATGTATGAAACTATGAACGACTATAGTGCTGGTTATACTAATGTAGCTTTTGCTTCTAGTAGTGACATGAACATTAGGCTAGGTCATTTATCTACTTTAGTAAGAGATATGGACATGCCTCTAGCTAAAGCAGTTAAGCTTTTACAAAAGCCTTTGTACTCTAGTGCAGGTATTTCTCTCGCAGATGAAGAAATATCAGAGGCTGTTACTTTAAAAAGAGCAATATTACCTGACCAAACAGCTTTTGAAGATGTTATGAACACACCTGATTTACGTTTATACATGGAAGCTTTGTTAAAAACAGAAATAGAGGTACTAGGTAAAACTAAGGAGCAAGCTCTTCCTAGTGTAATTAAACACGCTGTTAATGACTTCTTTATATCTAAAGGTTACAACGGCACTAAGACCGCTATACTTAAGAGAAACACCGATACTCGTAGGTTAGCTGACGCACCTGAACGTATGTCTAGCTTACTAACAGCTATTCACGATATACAAGGTTTCCCAGATTACATGACAGAAATTGCAGGTGAAGATGCTGACCTAGTAGTTATGGGTCATCCTTCAAATGCTAACATGGCACAGTTAGTTATTACTAACGAGAACGGTGACAGAAATCCTATCCTAAGTTTTTCTTATTCTGAGTTATTGACTTTACCTCTTGAGACAGTTAAGGCACGTATCTTAACAGAAACACAGGATAAGTTATCTTTCGCTGCTGGTGTTACACCTGAAGAGAAGCTAGTGTTACAACAAGCTCAAGCGTTAGCTGCTGGTCAGGGAGTGTTTGTAGATGTATCTAGCACAGAAGCTTTAGCACGTTTCCAACAAGCTAAAGAAGTTGGAGAGAGAAGAAGACAGGAGCAAGAGGTACAGGCTATAGCAGATAGAGAAGCTTATCTTGCATCCCTACCGCCTGAAGCTTCAGCTATAAGAGAAGATGTGCAGATACCTGTTGTTAGGGAAGCTTTAGAAGCTATCGGTGTAACTGACTTTATTGATGTTACAAGATTTATACAGGATAAGGTATCCCCTGATAGATTTGATGAATTAGTATCTGAACAAAGAAAGCTACTTACCGATAGAAAGGCTATTAACAGAGCAACTAAAGCTCTTAGAGATTTAGACCCCAATGTGGCTAAAGAACTAGGACTTGAAGAAGCTGGGTTATTTAGTAAGAAACTAACTGAAAGAGGCATTACTGTTAATGAGCAAGGTGAGATAGCTCACGCTGTTCTTGCATTGTTACAAATAGTAAAAGAAAACCAATAAACGAGGAAACTTATGGCTGAGAATGAAGTTCTAAACCCTATGGATAAGTTGTTTGACAGCTTTGACATATCTACAGAAGTTCCTAGACCTGTTGTAGAATATACAACAGGAGATGAGCTTAGAGAACTAGAGCTTGCTAGAGAGCGAAACGCTCCTGACCACAGCTTTAACTTCTTGTATGGTATTGCTGCTAAAGAAAACAGCATACTAAATAGTATATCATCTATAGCTAATCGTATGACGGATAATTCTTACGAACCAGTTAAAGAGATGACACCTGACTTAATGGAAAGCCTAACAGAAGGCTTAACTGATACAAGGGCAATACAGGAAGTAACAGACACAGCCATAAACAAGAGCCTTTCAGCCGCCCAAGCATTAGCAGAAGACCATAAGAAAACTCAAGCAAATAGAGAGCTTCTTGCTAGTGCTGGCGGTAAAGGTGCTTTTGCTACAGTTGTAGCAGCACTGACAGATTTACCAGAGCTTGCTGCTATTGGTGTTACTACTACACTAGCTCCTCAGGTTGGTGGTGTAGCTTTGGGTAAAAAAGCTTATAACGTAAGTAGGTCATTTAAGATAGGTGCTGGTGTAGGTGCTGCTGAAGCTGGTTTCTTTGAGGGTATCAGAGCTACAGATAAGTACGATGTTACAGGTGGAGATGTAGCCATAGCAATGGCTGCGTCTACTATTCTTTCTGGAAGTATTAGTAGTGTAACTACAGCAATGCGTAGAAAGAAACAGTATCAAACTTTACTCAGAGAATATGAATCAGGTACACCTTTAACATCTAATGAGTTAGCTTTTTTAGATAGTGTAGATAGTCCTATAACAGCGCAGAGAGCGTTAGAAGAGGCAGAAGCTTCTCGTATGTTAGCTGACGATATAGACCTAAACTCTCCTATTACTAACGTAACTGAAGCTCAAGCGGCTGCGGCTGCGCCTCAACAAGATGATAGGTTTACTGCTGTACGTAGTTGGTTTTCTTCTCAATCAAAAGGTATGAAATCAGAGAACGCCTTTACTAGGTACTTCACAGATAAAATAGGACTAACCAGTAGAGGACACTCACCTGACCCTGAAACAGGTATTGTACCACCTGTTGCCCCTGCTGCTACTGAGTATAAAATGCAACGTGAGGGACAGGGTATATATGAGTTTGAGATAGCTTATCAAAAACCATACGAAGCTTGGAAGAAAAGAACAGGTGGAAAACAAGAAGACTTTGATGAAGCTGTGACTATGGCTATTAGAGCAAACGATAGAACTGTTGCTCCTGAAGTTAGAGAAGTAGCTGATAAGATTATCAAAGCAAACAGACGTTTCTTAGAAGATAATATTAAGGCTAACGCTGCTGGTTTTACACCTGAACTTTTAACAAAAGGTAGGATTGACCCTAACACTTATCTAGCTCGTCTGTTTTCAGATGAAGGTATTGATGCAGTTAGACGTAGGTTTGGTATGGAAGAAAGCCTGACGATTGTTACGTCCCTAGTAAGAAAAGCTATACTAGAAGCACAACCTGAAATAGCTTCAGAAGTAGCTGAGAGTATAGCTAGAAGAACAGGTAAACCAGTTAGTCAAGAAGATGTCACAAAGTACATAGATGCTATGGCATCTGGATACACTAAGACAGTACTAAGTAGACCTTATGCCTCAGGGGGTACAATAATCAGTAGACCTTTTGATGTTGAGGAACTAGAGCAAGCTATGCTTACTGCTGGTATTAGAGAAGAACAGATTAATGATGCTGTATACTTCTTAAGTAAAGATGCTACAGTAAGAAAGCATAAACGTACACAGCCTCGCGTTATTCTAAATGAGATGGCTACTATTGACGCAGTGGATGTTAATGGTAATATTCAAACTTTACGCTTTACTGATTTATTGGAGAATAATATCCAGACTATTCAGAACGCCTACAACTTTCAGATGGCAGGTGCGTATGGATTGGCAAAAGTAGGTATTGATACTAATGTTGTAGGTAGTTCTTGGGATGATGTTCTAAAAAAAATTACAGACCACGCTGCTGAAAAAGGTTATACAAGTACTACTGAAGAATTAAAAGCTATGCAGTTTATGTATGATGGTATGACAGGTAGATTAGGTGCTAAAGATACATCACCTGAAGCATTAAAACTAGCAGTTCGTAGAGCCAAGCAGTGGACTTATGCTGCTATGATGCCTATGGCTGGTCTATCCGCTTTAATGGAAGTTACAAACTCTTTGATGGAGTACTCTCTAAGAACTAACTTTAAGAGTATGTCAAGATTAAAAGAGTTTTACAAAAGAGCATCAGATGGTCAGTTAGATTCTAAAACTTTAAGAGAATTAGTATTTATTACAGGCGGCAAGGGTGAAGAAATCCTTATGGCTTCTGTTAATCGTGCTACTCGTTTTGATGCTGAATCTGCACTAGAACCTAGTATTTTTAGAACTACTAAGTTTGACGAGACATTAGGTAAAATATCTAAAGCTGTCTCTATAGGTAGTGGATTGCTTCCTGTTACAGCTTATAACAGACGCTTAACAATGTTTAACTATACTCAACAATGGTTTGATTCAGCTAAAAAAGGAAAAGCACCTTTTAGCGAGACTAAGATGTTACAGCAGGGTATAAACCCTGTTATGCAAAGACGTATATTTAATGCTATAAATGACCCACAAACAGGGGCAAAGTTACGTCCAGACGGTGAATTAGATTATATGAACGTAGACCAATGGACAGATAGAGAAGCTGCTGAAGTTTGGGCTATGTCATTATTAAGAGAAACTACACAGAATGTTCAGGAAGTAAACATAGGTTCTATGAATTATATGTTACGTTCTACTGTTGGTCAAATATTTGGACAGTTTCTTTCGTTTCCTTTAGCTGCTCTTGAACAACAAACAGCACGTCTGGGTAGAAGAGCTATGACAGGGGAAGCTGTTGCTATAACAAAGCTAATGACTGCTTCTATGTTATGGGGTAGTTTATTATATACTACTAGAGTACAGTTAAACGCTGCTGGACGAAGTGACGCTGATGAATACATTAAGAGACAGATGGCTTGGGATAGGTTTACTATGGGTGCTATAAGTCAAGTAGGTGCTATATCTATATTTACACTAGCTTTTCAAATGGTAACAGGAACTGCTACAGGAACAAGTAATGGTTTTACACCACCAGCTTATAACATCTTTCAAGCTTTTTTAGGGGTAGGTGATGACATCTTAGATGGTAAGTTTACTGAGACTGAACTGAGAACACTTAAGAACGCTATACCTATGGCTAAATTTTATGGTGTCAATCAAGGCTTAAATTACTTATCTGCTAAGTATGGAGCAGACTAACCTAAAGTTACATCATTGACTAAACACAGAAGGATAAGCAATGGCTTTTTCATATCAAAACTATACAGGGGATAATGCAACCGACACTTTTGCTATCCCCTTTACTTTCACTGATAACTCTGAAATCAGTGTAACAGTAGACGGTGTGGCTGAATCTGGCCTAACTTTTCCTTCTGCTGCTAGTGTTCAATTAACCTCTGCCCCTGCTACAGGTACGCTTGTGCAGGTGCGGAGAACCACAGACCTTACAGCACGTTCAGTAGACTTTGCCTCTGGCTCAGTCCTGACAGAAGAAGATTTGGATAACTCCAACATCCAGACCTTCCACGCTGCACAGGAAGCTGTGGACAAGTCTAACGATGGTATTACTTTAGGTGCTGACGATAAGTGGGACGCACAGAGTAAGATTATTAAGAATGTTGCAGACCCTGTAGATAATACAGACGCTGTAAACAAGCAGTTTATCTCTACGAACCTACCTAACATCAACATTGTTGCAGGTATCGCAAGTGATGTGACTACAGTTGCAGGTATCTCTAGCGATGTAACAGCAGTTGCAGCCGATGCTACAGACATTGGTACTGTAGCTACAGATATTGCTAATGTAAACATAAACGCTACTAACATAGCTTCAATAAATACTAACGCTGCAAATATCACAGACATTCAGAACGCATCAGCTAACGCCACAACAGCTACAACTAAAGCTGGTGAAGCTAGTAACTTTGCTGATGAAGCAGAAGAGTGGGCTACAAAGACAAATGGTATTGTTGATAGCACAGGCTACTCATCTAAAGCATGGGCTACAGGTGGTACAGGTGTAACTGATACGGCTGGTTCAGGGTCTGCTAAAGAGTGGGCAACAGATACTACTAATCAGGTAGATGGTACTGAGTACTCTGCGAAGGAGTACGCTATCGGTATTCAAAGACGTGGTTCGTCTGGTGGTGGCTCATCTAAAGATTGGGCTACATACACTGCTGGTACTGTGGATGGTACTCTGTACTCAGCTAAGTACTATGCTGAACAAGCAGCAGTACACTTTGATAACTTTGATGACAAGTACTTAGGCAGTAAGTCTAGCGACCCAACAGTAGACAATGATGGTAACGCTTTGATTGATGGCGCATTGTACTACGACACCACCTCTAATAACTTAAAAGTGTATGACTTAGGTACAACAACGTGGATAGCAATTACTGCTGGCGCAACTGCTGGCTTTGCGATAGCCATGAGTGTGGCTCTATAAATTAAGGAATAATTATGGCACAGAATTTTAGACGATATACCCTACAGGGCGTAGGCACTTCAGCCGCAGATATTCCTGATGGGGCTAACTTTGACAGTTTCGATACCATTGTAGGTATCCACATGACAAACACAACAGCTAACGCAATCACAGTAGATGCGTACATCAATGATGGTACAAGCGATGTGTACCTCATCAAGGGTGCGCCTATCGCTGCTGGTGGTGCGTTACAGGTACTAGACGGTGGTGCAAAGCTAGTCGTACAATCTGGTGACAGACTATGGGTTGAATCAGATACCGCAGCTTCACTGGATGTATGGGTATCTGCTGTTGATGACATTAGCACATAAGGGAGATTGACTATGGGTTACGTAGGTAATCAAGCCGTAGAAGGCTACAGCAGTATCCCTGCTAAACAAGACTTAACTGGTGCTACAGGTATAAACCTAACGCTTACACATCCTGTATCCAGCGCAGAGAGCATTGACCTGTTTATTAACAATGTACGCCAAGAGCCTACCACTGCTTATAGTGTATCTGGCACAACAGTAACGCTGACAGGGTCAGTGGTTGATACAGACGATATCTATGTGGTTTACAATGGCTTGGCTTTGCAGACTACAGTACCGCCTGATGGTTCTGTTACACAGGCTAAACTTGCTCCCAGCTTGTCCTTAGGTGCTGGCTACTTTCAGGGCGAGAATGGTGCGACAGGCGATACTACCAATGGCAAAGGCGATATCTTTCGGGTGCATGAGCAACAGTTAGACACAAACACCACCATTGCGGCTGGTGATAACGCTGGGGCTTTCTTTAGCCTGACAGTGGCAACAGGGGTTACGTTGACGGTCAACGGCAATTTGGTGATAGTATGAGTACATTAAAAGCAGATACAATCGTAGCATCAGACGGCTCTAGCCCTGTCACGCTGACTAAGCAGAGTGCTGCAAAGGCGTGGGCTAATTTTACTAACTTAACAACCTTTGGTGTAAACGGGAGTTTTAATTGCAGTAGCGTTACAGATATAGCTGTAGGTGCTGGAGACCCACAATTTACAAACAACATGAATGACGCAAATTATTCCGCAACAGGCTCAGGGGAGAAAAGTACTGTTCTTCACGCTGTTATGAGTGGTATTAACAATCCAGCAACAGACCACCTTACTGTTGTTACTGCTCAAGGGTCTAATAATGCTGCTTTAGATTGCGAATTTGTGTTCTTTTCACTTCACGGAGACTTAGCCTGATGTCGGAAATAATTACAGATAAACTCACAGGTAAGGCTTCTGCTGGCAATGTGACCATCACCTCTGAGGGCGGTTCTGCTACAATGCAACTGCAACAGGGGGTGCTTAAAGCGTGGATTAACTTAGACGGCACAGGCACAATAGCAACACTGGACTCGCTCAACATTGCCTCAGTCACAGACGATGGAAGCGGTGCGTATATTAACGCATTTACGAACAGCTTTAACAATGTGAACTACGGCTGGAACATGTCTACAATGAATAACTCCAGTTCAAATAAAGCTTTTATAGCTGGGCTAAGAGTTAGCACAACGCCAACCGCATCACAGTTGCAGACATCTATTCATCAGAACGAAACTGGTTCTGCGGATAGAGACTTTGTTTGCACATCAGCATTTGGAGACTTAGCATAAAATGGCTGGCAAGATTATAGCAGATACAATCGAGACAGGTGCTGGTGCTGATATATCCACCAGCTATGTTGTTAATGGTAGTGCGAAGGCTTGGAATGTACACACTCAAGCTGGTACGTATGTTTTGCATGATTCTTTAAACATGAGCAGTTTAGGTGACGTTGGTAACGGGCGTTCACAATTTAATTGGACTTCAAGTTTTGATAGCGTTTACTATTCTGCAACGGTAGGCGTTGGCGAATACAATATTAGGTATCTAAATATTCCTGCTTTTGGAGTGAGTACAAATGGCAACAAAACAACTGCGGTGCTACTTTTTCACTCACAAACGACAGCCAATGGTGATGATGACACGTTGGAAAACAATGTAACTATTCACGGAGACCTAGCTTAAATGAACACACCTCAATTTAAAGGCACACATCTATGGGATAGACTGTGCTGGGCTAAAGAGCGTCTTGAGCCAGTGCAGTCAGATTACCGTGTTGTCTTTGAGGATAGCATTGATGAGTGCGCCAAGATACTTGTGCCTGACCCTAACTGGATGGCCTGTGCATTACAGGGTGGCATCTTACCGCCTGTATGGGTTTACCATGAGTTAGCCAAAGACGAGGCTTCAGAGGGCTTTAAACGCCACACAAGAGGCTACTTACTGCACGAAACAGAACCTGTAGAAGCCATGACTGAGGAAGAAGCGATTGAGTACTTAATTCTCAAGGACTGCCCTCGTCATGTGTGGGAAAACTATAACGAAGGTAATCGTCCTAAGATGATTATTTGCACTAAAAAACAACTACCTCAGACTAGAGAATGGCGTAATGCTTGGAAGATTTCTGAGGAACTTAACATAGCCGCATAGGAGAATATAGTGGTTGATACATATATCGTAGATAAAGACGGTAATCAGGCAAATGCTGCTAGTGTTACCGTTCCAGCTAATCGTGACTTTCGTGGTGCTTGGGTACTCTCAGGTAACGTAATCTCAGAAGACATGGACAAAGCTAAAGAAATCTTTAAGGACAAGGTACGTGAAGTACGTGCGCCTTTACTAGAAGCTAAAGATGTAGAACTAATGAAAGCATTGGAAACAAGTGCTGACACTTCAGCCATTGCTACTGCGAAGGACGCTCTGCGTGATGCACCTGCTGCTTCAGCTATTGCTAACGCTACAACCATCACTGAACTAAAAGCTGCTTGGGATACTGCCACATTGGGTGACAATCCTTACGCATAAGGAGACTTAAATGGCTTTATCAAAAATACAATCAGAAAGTATTAACCTTGCTGATAATTATGCATTTACAGGAAATGTAACTGGTGCTGTTTCTGGTTCTTTAGGAAAAGTTTTGCAAGTTAAACAAGTTGTGGATACAACTACTCGTTCTAACGGCAGTTCAACTACAGCTTTTGGTGATACTGGTATTGACTTTAGAATAACCCCAAGTGCTACTACTAGCAAAATACTTATAGTTACAAGCGGTTCTGTAACTAGTAGTGGGGGGTATTATGTAGGTATGACATATAACCGTACAGGAACAGGGTCAGTCGTTAATATAGGTCATAGTGTTAGTGAAAGTGCTTCTTTTTCTGGAACTTTGTTGTGGATGCAGAGGGATTATAATGATACAGGCGCAACAAATGGTTTTTGTTTTTCTGTTTTAGATGAACCTCAAACTACCAATGAATGTAGATATTTCTTAGGTTGGGCAGTGCAAACTGGCGGCACAGCTTATCTTGGAAGAAGAGCAGCCGATACAGCAGTAACTTGTCCAACAATTATTATGGCTATGGAGATTGCTGGATGATTACCATAGATAAAGTATTAAAAGAATTAAATATTACAGGATACATGCTGTATGGAGAGCCTACTAACGAAAGTGAGTTTTTAGAATTTTTTAAAAAGCAAATAGGCGTTAGTGATGACAGGATAATTCTTTCTGATAACCCAAGTGATTTTGGTGTTACTTGGAGTCAAATAAAAACAAAATATAATGAACTTGTTGCATCAAAGCCCCTTGAAGATTTAAGGGAAGAAAGAAACAAACTTCTTTCTAAAACAGATTGGTGGGCTTGTTCTGACTTAACAATGACACAGGCTCAAATAGATTATCGGCAAGCACTACGTGATATTACAGACAATGCTACATCTCTTGATGACGTAACATGGCCTGTAAAGCCATAAGGAGAAAATATGCCATACATAGGTAAAAATCCAGTAGGCGGTGGCTTTCACAAGCTGGATGCTCTGACTGCCTCTGCTACAGATACCTACGCTTTGACGCTAGGTTCTGCGGCATATTATCCAGAGAGTGCTAACCAACTGCTAGTATCTCTGAATGGTGTTATCCAAGCACCACAGGACAGCTTCACAGTGTCTGGTTCTAACCTAGTGTTTGACACGGCTCTGACAGCCTCAGACAGCATTGAC